CTGTCTTTTGAACTTATAGCTGTATTTCATTAAAATACCCCCAATACTGGGTGTCCAGTATTGGGGGTACATATCAGCGAAAGCCGTGGGTTTTTTGTTTATTTAATTTCTTTTCGAGGATTCTCGTGCTCCCAATTCTGAACAGCATCCTTAAAAGCGATGACACTGATAACCCTAGCTACACTTTCGGCCACTCTGAAACCTTTGCCGCGTCCGCCATACAGACTGATGACTTTACACAGTGCCTCAGCAAGAGGCTTCGCAGTTGCTTTAACGATTGCGTCAGTCTGCTGTTCTCTCTTGGCTTCGAGCATCTTGGCTTTGGCTCTTTCGCTTCCGCGCAATTCGGCAACGAATTTCTTTACTGCAATGCGTTCGGTGTCGGTCAGTTTGAAGGATGTAACCTTTGCCCCTTCGGGAAGTTCTTTTCTGCGTCCTGCGCCCTCTTTAAAGCTACGAGATTCTTTGATGTTTTGTTCCATGATAGATGCCTCCTTGTGATTTAGCGGTAATACGAAAACTTATTTCGCTACAATTATAATACCATAATACGATAGAAAAATCAACTATTTAATTGTGAAAAATGAATAAAGTAATACCTTAAAAACAAAAAAGCCCCTAACCATATAGGCTAGGGGCTTTTGGATTATCACACAGGCATCATGACGTTCAGAAGGGTTTATTCATCCTCCCTACTCAGTGTTGCGGAGGTACAGCCTTGAAATCGTTTCAACAAGGCAACGATTAAATATGCTTCTCCTGCGCTAAACGGGAGGCACTCGCCGTCGGCACCGGAACGGCACAGCAATGCGCTACCACAGATAACTTGCTGGTCAAGTTGGCTTGCCAAAACATTTGGCACGGGAGGGTGCTTCAACAGAAATTCGTCGTCGAATATCAGTAAAAACTCGTCCTCCCGCTCGCTGATAGTATGAATATCAATCAGTTCACAATCAAGCAGAGCGTAGCATCTCTCCAGCTTCAAAGTGTCGCCGTTGCAAACCTCGGCGGTTACAACCGAGTACAAATTATTGCCGTCAATTTCCGGTTTAAGAAGAATTACATAATTTCCCATATTGCATCACCTTTCTTTTAAATCTTCAAGTGCATCCCACAAACCTAAGCTCGTGGGATGCTAGTGGATTAAGTTAGCTCTCGGAGTTAACCTTTAAAACAAAAGCTGGTTCGTAAAGATGAGCGCTATTGCCGTGAGAGCGTTCGCAAACAATCAAGCCGCTATGTTTGTGTACTTCGCTAACAATCAACTTCTCCCAATCCCAATCCCCGGAGCATCGCGCCCAGATGACATCGCCTAACGTCAGCTCTTGATAAGGAATCTCTTTTGCTTTCAGAAGTTCTTGAAGAACATAGGCATTCATTCTGTTTTGCTCTGGCATCCTCTCGTTAAGCTCAAGCACAAAAGAATCGACGTTATAGTTTGCTTGCTCAGTTCCATGGTTATACAAACGCCCGACAATCTCCCAACGGTCAATGATGTACACACCGTTGTCGCAGTTGTTGCAGTCAAGGCGACTGGCGATGTCGATGCCTAAAGACATTCCATCGCCAAAGAAGTTGCTAATGACATTGCACAGGCAAGCCCAGCCGTAGCAATCGGTACTAGGAGAACGGTAGCACTTCAACTTGCAATACTTTAAAAATGCACTTACACTATCACGGCCTCCGTTCCAGTGCAGATACACTCCAATCTGATTCGGGTTAATCTTGCCGTCTGCCAGCATGTCATTTTTGCTTAAAATTACAGCGCGGTTTCCTATGGTAATCACATCCTTTTCTTACTATTCCGTTTGTTGTGGCTTTGCACCAACATTGTTACCCATCTGCAATTAGATGGTTCATAGATGCCGTTGTTGTCGATTCTGTCTATGGTTAAATGCTTCTGATAACCATTTTCCATAGCCCAAGTGTAGAAGCTTTTGAATGAGTTAGCCCATTCGGAACATACAGAAATACCTCGGCCGCCATAGTCTTTAAATTGAGGATAATTTGGATTTGTACAACGCTGCTTCATATTAGCCCAAATTGTATATAATCTGGTATGCCTTAGATGATGTGTGGCGCTGTTAAACCCACGACTTCTAATCAATTCAATCGAATAGCAGCCGCATGAGGTGGTTCTACCTAGTAACAAAGAATTTGATGGCACAATAGTTGTATTGCCACATCTGCACAAACATTTCCAAAGAACGTGGTGGTCTTTGGCCCTTCCGGCGCAAGATAATACGGTTAAGCGACCGAAAGTTTTGCCGGATAAATCACGAAAACATCCCAATTTTTATTCCACCTTTCATAATAATCTTCGGGTTAAGCAACCCCTCTAGCACATCAACAGATGCTGGTGTGCTAGGTTTGCGCTTAACGAGTTGTGGTAGTAGCGTTGGTGTCCAGCTTCAATGAACCGTCTTTCAATTTGTCTGGCAAGCAGTCCTCGCAAATATATTTATCGTTGTCGACACGATAGAGTTTGTGCTCGTAATCGTATTTGCAGTCGCAATAATCGCAATAACCCATATAGTTTTCGTCACAACAATCACAATATACGTTGCCGTCAGCATCTACCTCGGGGAACTCCCCAAATACATCACAACCGCATCGGGAACACTGCCAATAGAAACAGAGTTCTTTCTTGGCTCGCTCGTAGGTTTCCTCGAACGCTTCAAATTCAGACAGGTAAGAGTTTCGGATAGTTTGGTATAACTCCCAAAACTTTTTCATAGTACCGTCTTTGGAAGCCTCTGATATGCAAGCCGATTCGTGCTCGACCATCAAGAAGTCCTTAAACTCCTGCTTGAAGTAATGAAACTCAATGGCGTCGCGCAGCTTTGACAAGGATTCCTCTTCGTTCTCCCAGATTTTCAGTTCGGTGTAGTTCGAGCCAACATCTACCGTCAGTGGCAACCAACTATTGATAAGTATTTTCATAAATTCATTCCACCTTTCTAACATAACGAGTGATTCAATCACTCCCACAAGATGCCAGCTTGCGCTGACACCCTGTAAATAGACTGAATCAGTTACCGACTAGCAGATTTCGAGGCCGACACAATACTTTACGCCGTCATCGGTAAAGTATTGCGGGCCGGGAAACATAAGGTCTTTGCGCCCTCGGTTAGCCTCGGCAACCGCGCGAGATACAACGAACATCGTCCCCTCCGTTGTTGGAGGCAGGTTGATGTTTGTTGTGCTGACTTTACGGCTCACGCCTATTGTCCCCAAATAAAATGCTGGGGCAAATGTGCCGCTAACTCTTGCTGGTTCGCCCTCGCACGGTTCCAACTTCCAAAACTTGCCGTTAGAATCCTTGATGTTAATCTCGTGGTCGCATAGATTAATAATCTTGATTTCCAATATTCATTCCACCTTTCGTTTTCATACGGGTTGAGTAACCCCTCCAGCGCACCAACATTTCGTTGATGCGCTGAGTTTGCACTCAACTATTCAAGCGTGTGCCACCAAGTAGTTTTCAATGTTAAGATTGCTATGCATCGTGCTACAAGCATCATTCATCGTGGCAGGCTCTGTGGTGACAATCAATCGCCACAAATTTGTTTCCGGCTGACGGATGCTCTCAATGGAACTATGTGGGCAAGACAGCAACACTCGCTGCACGTCACCCAATGCGTGAACCATGGCGTCAAGCTCCACATCTTCAAAGAAGATGTACATTTTGTACTTTCTCATAAATTCATTCCACCTTTTCTAAATAATGCCGGGGTATTAAACCACCGTGATAACACGCCAACAACGTGACGTGTTATGGCTGTGACTTAATGATGCCTTAAACCCTCTGCGATGTTTCGCAGATGCTGGATATACGCCTCAATCATTTCGTCGAAGTCGTATCCCACATAACATTGCGTGTAGCAATTACGGAAACTTACAAACGTACCTTGCGTAGTTGCACAAAGATTCAATGTAATTTCCTGCCCGTCAACATCAACAGTAACTTCGCTAAACATAACCACATTCCACCTTTTTAATATTTTCGTGACTTAACGAATTAAATCACCGTGATAGTGCGCCAGCAAAGGCTGACACACTATGGCTGTGACTTAATAAGCGGTTCTTTCGGACACCTTGAACCCAGCGATACTGGTGATGTTATCGGGAAGGCCGACGACTTCAATTTCAAGCTCGCCCGGAAGCGAGGACTTGTACACTTCGTATTCAATGTCCTCGTAGCTGTCGAGAACTTCTTCCACCTTTTGCTTTGCAACCTTGTAGTCCGTGCCGACAATATCGAGCACAACACTTTCATAGCAGGGTTCTTCGCTAGGCTCATCGGAGTTTAGCGAAGTCACGCCATCATAACCATAATCGCCGTAAATGCTACGGCAATCATCGTAATAACCGCTGTAAATGTTGTAACCATATCCCTTGTACTTCTTCGGCGCAACATACGGCTTGTAATTACCGTTTGAATAGTACACGCCGTTTTCGTACTTCCAATTGCCGAGCATGATTGTGTCGGCGCTCTCACGCATAATTAACAGGCGAGAAGGAGTTGACTCTTCAATCAGAGTTTGGATACAATCTTTATCCAGCTCGTTGCGCAACGGGTAAAGATACTTCGCAGCAAAGTTCATGCTGTCGGAGTAATCCGCTTTAATCCCTTGCACAGGGTTGGCATATGAAATTACTCCGTTGTGCATGAGAGCGATTTCCGCAGTGTCCTCGGCCAAACGCATGGTGCTGACTTTAGGACGCACAGGAAACGGATGGCAACAAGCCACAGAAACCTTTCCTGCTGTCGCAATGCGGCAGTGAATGGCTCTTTCGCATTCAGTGGGGATTTCGTTGAACGCCTTAATCAAATCTTCAACCTTCATAAAGCCTTTGCGGATTTGCACAGCAGACTTGAATGTTGGTTTCCACATGACGCCAGCGCCGTCGGGGTTCCCTTTGAACATGATTTTGATGGTTTCCTCATTGATAGTTTTCCCGCTCGGGATGTACGCGATAATACACATTTTTGCATTCCACCTTTTTTCATAATTTTAGATTGCTGTTAGGCAACCATGGCAAGACGCCAACAACGTGACGTCCTGCGTAAGTGCCTAAAGTTACGGATTACTGGATGTTGCGGCGTTTAAGGTACGCCAAGAATTCCTTGTAGCCTCTACGCTTTGCCAATACTCTGAACGTGCGCAGGTTAACCTCACATGCCTGTTCCAGATGGTTGCAGGACTTTGTAATGTCAGCAAGAAGCTGAATGAATTGCAAAGTAGCCGCAAATGTTTGCCATACGAGGGTACCACGGTTGAAGCGGATTTCCATAGTCGCATAGCCACAGAAGTTCATACACGCACCATGACCACGCATGTGGTCAACGGCGTTGCCGAGCTTGCAATACACATCGCTTGTCGACAAAGCCTTGCCGTACTTGTCCTTGCGTTTGAACTCGTCCGCAGTAAAGCGGACAAGGGAACTCGGAAACATGCAGTATTGCCAACGGGTGCGGCGGCTGAAAACTTTCAGCCACTCTGCGTTGTTACATACGATGATTGAGAGCACTTCTTCTGGATTACTGAACATATCCGTGAAGTAGCGTCTGTCCATATGCACATGCAGACCGCATGTATTAGCATCGTGGCTCGTGTAACCGAGTTCAATCGCTTTGTCCATCATATCTTTCCAACCAAAGTCGGAGAGATGATAGTCAACTGTCGCTGTTGTCGAGATAAGTTCAAAACCATTGCTGAGAGAGCCGTCACGCTCACACACGACTGCTTCGTCGACATCGTAACCGCCAGCGGTTACGATTTTTTCGGCGTTTTCGTCATTTTGGCCAGCGCCGTCGATTTCAAGCTCGACACCAACAAAGAGTTGGTGTCGACGATTGTAGTCATCGCCAGCTTCGGACAGCCACAGCAACGGACGGATACCGGAATGGTAGCTGTGAATTACAGCGGATTCCTGTGCGGCGCAACAATCGCACAGATACTCTTCGCGACGTTCGGAATAAATCATATTATCGACGTGATGCCATTCGCTGCATTCGCCGCAAATCTGATAATCATAGCTGTTTTCACAGCAATCAATACAGATGTTATCGCCGTCAACGTCGCGAATATCGTCGTTTTCAACGTATTCGTCACAATGCTCGCAATGGCTTGCATACCAGTCTACACATTCGGGGCACCAGCTTGCGCTGTATCTGCCCTCGTGGGTGTAAACTTCTGTTGCATCGTCGCGCCAGAACACGTCGCCACAACGCTCACAGGTGTCGAACAGTTCGCCGAAGCAATCCTCGCAGTATTGCTCGCCATCGCAACCAATGCGCATATCGCACAGAGCTACGATTTTACCGCAGTCATGGCAAACGCCATATTCGTCGGCACAGTCTGGGCAAAGCCAAACGCCCTCGATATTACGCCAGCCGTTCTGAACGGCCTCGAATTGAGTACCGTTGAAAACCTCGTCACAATTTGCGCATTTGAATACCATTTTTTCCATAATATTTTCCACCCTTTTTATAAGTCGATTGGCGGTTGGTAATGTTGCTATATACCACCGTTTATAGCAACAGAGTGTATTTTGATGCACTCTACAAACGCCCGAACGTGTCGGACGCTTGCCATAGCATCAAAAAGTAACTATGAACAGTGCGGCGAGAATCGCAAGCATGGTTAAAATTTCCATGCAGTCGTCATCCTGCCTTGCGTTTCGCTCCCGTATCGCTTGTACACGGGCATGAAATTCGCTTTTTTTCATTCTACATTCCACCTTTTCGCAAATTTAGGTAACATTAAGCCACCATGGCAAGACGTCAACGGGTGGCGTCCTGCATAAGTGCTTAAATTCCAAGTTTGGCACGGGTCCACGGGTTCGTTACGTCGAACCCAACGTAAGCCGCAAACTGAACTATTGGGAGGCGGAGTTTTTCGGCTAGTCTAACAATACTGATTTGTTCAAACTTGCCGAGTTGTTTGCCATTTAGAAAATAAGCCCTCGTCACGGCACTGCCGTGGAGGTGCGTTTCTAACACTAGCCCTCCCTTAAGCTTCAGCTTTTTTCTTTTTACCTTCATAAAAAATTTACCTACCTTTTTCATAATGTGACTGGTTGCCCAGCTTTAAGCGCCCGACAATATTTCATGCATAGAGAGCTTTAAAGAACTCTCTATCCGATACAGTGCCCGTTTTTTCCGACGGGGAAAAACGGGAAGAATAAGAAGTATGAATGATATACTTCTTGCCGCTTGTACGGCACTTCTCAAAAACGCTTTCCGTGTATTCGTCATATACGGGTTCTTTGCGTTCCCGTTCGGCTTTATTGGCACGGTAGTAGCCGTTTTTAGCATCAAGACGTTTGCTTGTGCCTTGCTGAATATCAGCTTGTTCACAACGCCATGCATACTCTCTTGCTGGCGTCCATTTTTTAGACGCCATAGCCATGTTTTTTCTTTTACCCATTTTTTACACCTACTTTCAAATAATTAAGTCGGGTGCTTAAAGCTGGGGGAATATATATTCACGCCGTACTCAATTTACCATGAGCAACGCTACTTTATACATTCCCACCCGCCAAAAAAGGTGGTGGAAAATGCTTTATGCTTATGCTTCAGCTTTTATCACGGCACGTTTACAATATTGCTTTCCGATATGCACCCTTCTCGTGTTCGATAATTTCAACTACTTGACTTTCCCCGCTAGGCGGAATTGCTGTTGCCAGCATTATCCGAAAAACTGTCCGTCGTGCCGTCATTACGGCAGGTACTCGCTTCTGTCCCTATCCCAGCACTACTTGCGTAGTTGCAAGCGTTAACCGGGTAGTGTAGTACACGTTCGGCTCTTAACATTGTTAACACGCTAAAAAGCTGATTGAGTTTTCGGGCACTCAATTTGCCCTGTTATAAAGTTTTCAAGGTTCGTGATTCCCGTTCTAGGATTCGGGGAACCGGGGAACTTTGCCCTTTCTAGGATTCGGGGCGTTTCCTTGTCTATATTATACAGAATTTTCCGACTTCTGTATTTTTTCACCTGCCCAGCCAAATACGGAAAATTTTTTGCTTATTACCGAAATAAGATGATAAGAAGCCGTGGTATAATGGTGAAGGTGAAGCAGGATAACTGTTTTACATATAATGTATAATGCAGCATAGCGGTACGGTAGCTGATGTATATTCAGCTACCGTACCATATACCTATAAGGTATAGCGCCGCATGGTTAAGAATGGTAGAGAATGGTTATCATACCCATGGTTAGAGTGTAACCATATAGGTTATAATGGTAGAAAAGAGGTAAAAGTGTAATGGTAGAATGGGATAGAATGGTAGAATTTAACATAAGATATATTATCGGACGTAAAAAATACCCCCTACCAGCCACCCTACCCTCCTAGCACTAAGTACCCATTCTCGGATGCCCTTTATCCAATACCCCATATCTAGTCAGCTTAAAACTAAAGCTTAGTTATTAAACACCTAGACATAAGAGTTTAACACTAACACTTTACGTTTAAATCTACACTTTCAGTTTTAATTCTAACAATTCCCTACAAAACAAGTGGTAGGGTATAGGGGTAGGGGTAAAACAATAAGTACCTAGACTTACACAGTACCTACATAGCACTGTTTATTAATAGCACTGTAAGAAATTACAGTGCTATTTTAATGCTTTTAAGAGTCTTGTACAATTAGCACTGTATCAGCCTCCGTATAGTGTGTACGAGGCTTTTAAAATATAATCACAACAACAACAACGACAACAACAAGGGAGGTATTGTTATGAGTGATTTGTTTGGTGCTGGTGGCAGCATTGTAACGATGTACCCCACACCGCAGAGTATGGCAAACAAAGTCCGAGAATACTTTGACTACTGCTTGCCGGAAGTGATTGACCCGAGGACTGGGGAAATGAAGATTAAAGAGCGTAAGCCGCCCACATACAGTGGTCTTGCCAGATATTTGGGATTCCAGAGCCGCGGTCAGATGCTGGACTATGTGAACAAGAGGGACGAAGCCTACAACACCATCTTGGCTGATGCAAAGCTGAGGCTTGAGGACTATCTTGAGGGCAAGCTGGTATATTCCAAGGCTCCTACTGGCATTATGTTTGCTTTGAAGAACAATGCTGGATGGGAGGAAAAGAGCACACGTCAGCTTACGAGCGGCGATGGTCAGCCTCTGGTATTTGGCTGGGCCGAAAACGCTGGTGATGTGATTGACACTAAAGCGTCACCCGTGGAGAAAGAGGGGGTATTGCCCCCGGCACCCGAGACGGTAGAAAGCACCTCTGATGACGGTTGCTGCTGATGCCAAGGTCATTACAATTCCGTACACTCCTAGACCGTTCTGGAGGGATGTGCTGCATCCCAATCTTGAACAGTACAGGTTTGCGGTAATTGTAGCGCACCGCCGTTTTGGCAAGAGCGTGGGCAGTGTCAACCACCTCATCAAGAAGGCTCTGACGATGACGAAGTACCCTTCCCCGAACTACGCATATCTTGCGCCGTTTTTGAAACAGGCGAAGATGATTGCATGGGACTACTTGAAGCGGTACACTGCGGGGATTCCCGACAGAAAGGTCAACGAGAGCGAACTGTATGTAGAGTTCCCGAGCTACCATAAGGATGCTCGCGGAGCAAGAATTTACATTATCGGTGCTGACCGACCAGACGGCCTTCGTGGTACGTACTGGGACGGTGTAGTAATAGACGAATATGCCCAGATACGTAAAGAGCTGTGGGGCGAGGTCATCCGACCAGCCTTATCAGACCGACACGGCTGGGCTGTTTTTATTGGTACTCCCAAGGGGCAGAATCAGTTCTACGACATTTACTTGCAAGCTCAAAGGAACAACAACTGGTTCTCTTGCCTTTACACGGTAGATGAAACAGGCATTATTCCTCCGGAAGAGCTTGAGGACATGAAGCGTGAAATGACAAAGACAGAGATACGGCAGGAGCTGTACTGCGACTTTGCTGCGAACGCTTATAACCGCCTTATTTCGCTGGATTCTATCAACGCGGCTATGGAGAGAGACCTGCAGGAAGAAGATTACAAGGATATGCCCAAGGTTATGGGCGTGGACGTTGCACGTTTTGGCGACGATAGCTGCGTAATCTTCAAACGCCAAGGTCTGATGACTTTTGAACCGATTGTCTGCAAAGAAGTCGACAACATGACTTTTGCCGGAATTATCGCCAGAGAGATTGACGATTGGGGGCCAGATACGGTGTTTATTGATGCTGGCCGTGGCGAGGGTGTTATCGACCGCTTGCGTCAGATTGGCTACAAGGGAGTTGTAGAAGTTCCCTTTGGCGGCAAGGCTATTGAGGACACACGTTACATGAATAAACGTGCCGAAATGTGGGACGGCTGCCGACAGTGGCTTGAACAGGGCGGTTCATTGCCGTATGACCCGAACCTGCGCACTGAGCTGTCGATGCCAGAGTACACATTTGACAGCATGAACAGAATCAAACTTGAAAGCAAGGAGAGCATCAAAGAAAAGACGGGACGTTCGCCAGATATGGCTGACGCATTGTGTCTGACCTTTGCTTATCCTGTATCTTTCGCAAGAAAAAACCTGTACCAGCGGGCAAAGAAGCTGGGGCAGGTAAGAAAATACGGCAGATTGTAAAAGGAGAGTATTCAACGATGAGCGTACAAGACGACATTATTTATTATTACAGACGTGCCGCTGAGGCTAGAGCACGAGGTCGTGACGACCTTGCACAGAGCATGGAAAACTATGCACGTAATTTGGAAGCGGGTATTTATAACGACGATGGCCGCGGCTTTGATATTAGTGCCTCCAACAAACGATGGGCTGACAAAGAAGCCGCTCAACGCAAACAGATGGCTTCTCGTAGACAGGGCGAAGAGAACCTGTATCAAAAGGCACGTCCGGCTATGGCTCCATCTATGCCTTCTGAGTATCCTGCTGCCAGACGCGAATACGCTCCTGCTAGAGAGGCGCAACCGTCTTATAGCGGCTATGGCCCCGGTTACAGTGAACCTCCAATGGATTACCCGGAAGCTCCGAGAGGTGGCTATCAACCTCAGCAAAGCGGACATACTGGAGCTGTCAAATTTTTCGACGATGGCGCTGACGTAGAGGCTTGGAAGAGAGCGCACCCGGAACCGGAAACCCCTCGTAATAAATACGGTGCAACAAGAGGCTCCTTCCTTGACTATCTTCAAAGTGGTTACGATGAAGGACAAAAGAGATACGACTGGTAACGGAGGAATAACATATGCTTTTATGTCCAGTAAAGGAAATTATGACAACTAAGTTGAGTGCCGACAGCGCAACTCCTGCTGCAAGCACCGAGGTTTTCACTAATATGCGCGGCGGTCGCATCGGCTTGGCAATTACCGCTGGCGAGACTGACATTTATCTTGGTGACAAGAGTGTCAAGGCTGGCGAAGGTCTGCTGATTAAGGCTGGCACAACCTATACTTTGCCAGTGCTGCCAACCGCACGTCAAAACTTTTATGTTATCGGCGGCGATTGTGTGCTGACAGAGTTCTTTGGTTAAGGCGGTGATAATTAATGCCAGATTTAAACGATAAGCTGGCTGCTGCTGCAAACAGTGAAGTCCACCGAAGCGCATGGCAAGCGACCAACCCCCAGTTTGGATTGAATCAAGGGGCGGTCGACATGATGACGGGCGGCACCTTACCGGAGCAGCCGCAGACTGGCGTAATCCAGCTGGGGGCAGAGCAACCGCCATCCCCGCTGGAAATGCTCAAAGCTCAGAGTGAGGCAAAGGATAAAGCCTTATCACTTGATACCTTGACAAAATCGCAGAAAGACAAAATCATGCGAGCGTTCGAGAGCTGCCGTGATATTGCGGATTCACAGTACAAGCAGATTATCGAGCCAAAAATTTTGCATCGCAGAGACATTTATGAAGCCGACGAGGAATACTACAAGAAGCGATTCCCGAGACTCTCGGAGACCAGCAACTGGGTTTCCAAGGACGTAAAGACCTCTTGCCAGTGGATTCTGACGGGCCTCATGGAAGCGTTCTGTGGCACAGATGCACCGCTCTCGGTCAAAGGCGTGAATGTCGATGATGATGAGGTCGCTTCCAAGGTGCAGGAACTTGTGCGTTATCAGCTCGAAAAAAAGAATGACTGGTATCATTTCTGTCAGACCGAGCTGAACTTTGCGTTAAGTCAGAACTTCTGTATTGCGAAGGTATGGTGGAAGCGTGAAGAAGAACGCAAGCAGATGCAGTTCATGCTTGATTTGAACGATATGACGCAGATTCTTGGCCTCATGGAAGGTGTTGGCGGTGGCAATATCGAGAATATGAAATTTGAGGATATTGAAGGCGCGCCAGACCTCACCAAAGTCACTTACGACCTTGTGAAAGTCAAGAGCAACCATCCTGTTGTAGAGTATGTTCCTACATCAGAGCTGCGCTACACTCCAGATGCTCCAGATTTGCAGGACTGCAAGTTTGTTGCGCATCGCAAGGTTGTGCGCGGCAGTTATTTGAAGCAGCGCGAAAAAGACGGTATTTATCAGAATATCGACAAAGCGCTAAAGGAATACACCTCGGGCAACACCGAACCGACCACTCTGGATTATGTTAATGACAGAGATAGAGCCGACAGAGCCAAACGCCCGACAGACAACGACTTGGCATCCAAAGAGGTTGAGCTTTACGAGGCTTACATGCAGGTGGACTGGAACAACGACGGTATCTACGAGAACATTATCGTTCATGCTGTAGGCGACCAGCCAATCCGCATCGTAGAGAATGATTACGGATTCCCGCCGTTCTTTGTTTGTAGCGCGGTCTACGACCCGAACGCTGTGTTTAACCGCGATTCTTTCACTGATATGCTGGAACAACAGCAGGACTTAAAGACCGCTGTTATGCGTCAGATTATCACCAACGTAGCAAAGAACAACGCCCCGCGCGTCTTTGTTGATGAACGCAAGGTAGACCTTGATGCACTGCTCAACGGTGAGGAAATAGTCCCGACGCGGAACGCTCCAACAGAATCTGTATTCATCCCGCCGTCACTGCCATTGTCTAGCGTCTCTATGGATGTAATCAACTATGCTCAGACGGAGGTTGAAAGTCAGAGCGGCAGCACCAGATATAACCAAGGCCTTGATAGTAACTCTTTGAACAATACTGCAACTGGCATTACTGCCATTCTTGGTATGGCTGAAAAGCGCAACAAAATGGTTGCCCGTTCTATTGCAGAGAAGTTCTTTATTCCGATTTACAAATTCATCATCTTATTGAATCAGAAGTATCTGGAAGATGAGCAGATGATTCGATTGACCAACAAAACCCTTTCCATCAAGAAAGAGGACTTGGACGTAGATTATGATTTGATTGTCAACGTCGGACAAGGTGCTGGTACAAGAGAGGCACAGATTCAATATCTGATGCTGGTACTCAATCAGATTTATCCGCAGCTCGCAAACTTCGGCATTGCAAACGCGAAGAGCTGGTATAACCTTGTGTGCAAACTTCTGGAAGCATTGGGCTTACGAGATGTTTCTCAATATCTGCTCGACCCCGAGAGCGAAGAAGCACAGGCACAAGCACAGGCACAAGCACAGGCACAGGCACAGGCCCAAGCCGAAGCGTTGCAGAACAGCTTGCAACTGTCTATCGCAAAATACTCCATTCCACGTCTCAATATCAATCTTGCAGATTTGCCGCCAGACGTGCAGCGCCAGTATCTTAAAGATAAACTTGGCATTAGTACGACCGAGCGAGCAATCGCAGAACACGAGGTACTCAATAATGATTAAGCGCAATAACTCTAAAGTTATTAAAGGCACCGAATCTCGCATTGACCTTCTCCGCGACTTCATTGTCGACGGAGAAGATGCTGAGGCGGTGTATAAATATGCGTTTCGCTTAAAAAAAGAAGCGGACGAAAAAATGCTTGAAGCGGCGTTAAGCTATGGAGACATTGAAAGACAACGAAGCGACTACAGAGCGGTCTGCTGCTTGGTTGAAATGTTGCAACACGCAGCGGCCACTGGCAAGCAGAAAGAGAAAGCCTTGGTTCAATTACAGGCCCAAGGCTAATTTTTAGGAGGTAAACCCAATGGCTGACGAATTTGGCGGTGCTGGAAGCGATTTTTCTGCTTCCGCACCACAAACAAACACAATTTCTACAAGTCAACCAAATGTTGACAGCGTAGAATCATCCCAGAGCGTTTCAAATGCGTCTACTAATACAAACACTAGCACGAACACTGAAAATCGCTCAGAGGGGCTGCAAACGCGCGAGAACGGCAATCAGCAAATTATCGCCGCTGCAAAGAACTCAGAAGGCACTCAAGGCTATGTTTTGGTCAAGGGAGAGGACGGAAAAACACATTTGAAGCCCAGTCCGTTGACTGAACCGCCCAAAAACGAGGGAACTCACCAAGAACCTAACATGTTTGGCACTGATGCCAACCAGACGAAGCTGACAGATGCTCCGCAGCAGATTGGCCAGCAGTTCAACCAGCAGCTTCCTGCTTATACTCTTGATGAATTTTCCAATGCAATCGCGACAGGCTATGTTGACGAGAAACGTGTTCCGCAGGAATACCAACGCCAATATGCTGACTGGAAAATCGGTCAAGCTGTTCAAGCTCACAACGCACAGCAGAGAGCTATCGCTCAACAGGAAGCGGCGCGTCGTGCCGAGATTGAAGCACAGATGAATCCGGAAACTCGCCAAGAGCAGATGAAAGAGTTTTTGACAGGTCTCGACAAAGAGGCTGATGCACGCGCTCAACAGGATGCTGGTCTGAGCGAAGAGGATATTGAGAACCTCGACCTCATGGACGATGATGACCCGAAGCTCATCAACTACAAGCTGGCTAAAGAATGGCATCGTCAAGACCTTATGGCTAAGATGCAGAACCGCTACGCAGACGAACAGGCGCAGCGTCAGAGACAGGAAGCTGTCTATGCTGGCATCAACCAGTTTACAGAAGAGCAGCGCGCCAAGGAGCCGAACTTTGACGCTATTGACCGTATGCTGCTGACTCGCGTGAATGATTTGACCTATAAACAGGCGCAGGTTGTTGTCCCTGTATTGCAAGCATTGCAGAACGGCACAATCAACGAGGCGCAGACCGAAATTCTTCGTAACTATTATGAGGATACACGCAAGTTATTCTATATGCAGAAAAACGGCTTAGGCACAACTCCGAGAGCCGTCAATCGTCCACCGACCGTTGAACGCGCTGGCGATGGCAGAGATGTTAACAGCGTATATGTGCCAGACTACGGTGCTCTGGCAAAATCTGATGTAAGAGGCCGCCGTGCATGGCTGGCTGAATTTATTCGTAACAGGAACCAATAAGCTACCCCCGAGGCTATGCGGTTTTGTTAAATAAAATTTTTTAATGAGGTGAAAATTTAATGGCAATTAATGACGTAACACGTTCCCTTTCCTACAGCACTTCCCAATCCCATACCTCTGATGCGATTGGCCACGCCGAGGACATGAGCAACGTAATTACCAACATCGACCCCGAGGTCACTCTGTTCCTCAACCGCTTCGGCTCCGAGGAAGATGCAACCACTTTGAAATTTAGCTGGTTAACCGAAGGTTTGCAACCGCCCGGTGAGAACGCTCACTTGGAAAAAGAGGACTACTCCTCCAAAGAAATCGGCCATCTGGAAGGCTTGGAAAACAACTGCCAACGCTTTGTAAACAGCTACTATGTAACTGAGGCACAGCGCAAGGTTGCCAAAGTTTACCGCCCCGAAGATGAGCTGGCTCGTCTGTTGGAACAGTGCTCCCGCAAACATGCTGCTGATATTGAGTATGCTCTCGTGAACAACGAGACCACCAATGCAGAACAAAACAAGACTACCCCGGCTAAAACTGGCGGCGTTCCGTTCTTCATGGCTACTCAAGAGCTGGATGTAACTGTCGGCACCACCGACGGCTCTATCACTACCACCAAACCGCACGGCTTGGAAACTGGTGATTTCGTGTATTTCACCGCCAAAACCATGCCGACTGGCTTGTCCGCAAAGACCATTTACTACATCCGCACGGACAACACTACTCCGAAAACCAAATTCACTATCTTCAACACCCAAAAGGGGGCTGTTGAGAACATTGCCGCTGAACAGGTCAAACCGAGTGCTGCTGGCACTTCCGCTAAAATCATCAAAAACAACGTACTGGATTTAGGCGGTACTGTCGACTACACTCTGGATGACCTCAACGCGGTAATGGAAATGGCATACAACCGTGGCGGTAATCCTACCCATGCGTTCATGTCCCCCGCAAAGAAACGCGCTTTCAGCCAGTTGGTAATTGCACAGGCTACTTCTTACCGCGATATGGCTAAGAAGAACAAGCTGAACCTTGTTGCCGACGTTATTCAAACCGACTACGGCGTACTGACCGCAGAAGCGCATCGTATGCTGCCGGATAGCCGAATCTACTGCATGGATATGGGCTACTGGGGTATCAAGTGGTTTGAACACACCCATGACGTACCCATTTCGAAGAAAGGCTCTTACGATGAGCGTATGTTGGAATCTTGGCTGGGCCTCAAATGCGCAGCTCCGAAGGCTTCCGCTGCAATCATCGGTATCAAGCGCTAATCTAACCTAGTCGATTTCGACCACTTTAGCTCGTCCACCAAAAACGTGGAAGGAGTATCTGATTGCCTTACATTAAGGCTTTCTGCTTTAACCGCCTCGATTTCGGGGCGGTTATTTAATATGCTGGTGTAGCACAACAGGCAGTGCAGAGCTTTCGTAAAGCTAAGGTTGCAGGTTCAATTCCTGTCGCCAGCTCCATAATATGCTGGGTTGATGTAACGGTAACATGGGCGCTTTGTAAGCGCTTCACGCAAGTTCGAGTCTTGTACCCAGCTCCAATTAAAATACGGAGGGCGAAACAATGCTAGTAGACCAAAAAGTATATATCGACGGCGAGAAGAAAATTCACGTTGTCAACAAATTTGACCACAGCGTAGCCGCCGAGGTAGCCCGCATGACCGAGCGCGAAGGCGGCGGCAGAGCGGTAGGCAAGGATGGTTTCGAGGTTAGGGTTATGGGCTATATCCCGCCCGAAATGTGGAACTATGACCCGTGGCTTGTTACTGCTAAAAGAGCTTTGGCTGCCGGAGATAACGGTGAGTATACGAAGTATGTTCAAAAGTTCTTTGAGGTGCATCGAGAATATGCTCCGCTGATTCCTAAGAAATATTTTTGAGGTGAAGCAATATGGCAATCGAAGTTTCCAAACTCATCCGCAAAATCCGCTTAAAGGCTATGGATTTTGACGAGATTAAATATAGTGATTATCAGATTATCAATGCTATAAATGATGTTATTGAATACTTGAACGCATCTTATGCTTTGCGCAACAGTGACTTTTTGGAAAAAGTCAAAGAGTATCATCTTACATCAGAACAGATGCAGAAGGGCGCAACTCTACCATATGATTTTGTAACACTGGTAGGCATGAACGACTTACAGTGTGGCAGACCGCTTGCAGTAGTGCCGTCTACCGAAACCCCGAAGTTTGATGAGTACAAAATCGTCGGGAGCAAGATTTACAGCGGTGTGCCAGATTTTACTGTGCATTATCGCAAGCGACTTGAAGAAGTAGAGAGCGTCAACGACGAAATTGATTTGCCGATTATTTTTGAATCGCTGGTGCGCAATTTTGCTTTCGCTGCTTTAAGCAACAGCAACGAAGAAATGTTGAGCGGCATCGAAGAAGCTGTTCAGAACATTGTGCCGATGCGTCGCTATTCTCACGCGAAGATTCGTATGCCGTTTATGGTGTAAAGGAGGAAGCATGTTAGTTAAAGCAATCATTCAAGATATTCGCAATCGCATTAACGATAAAGAAGGCGTTGGCGATTTCGACGATGACGAAATTGTCAGCTACATCAATCAAGCCATAAACTACATCGGACTTTACTTTGTTGGTTCCGGCAACCCTATCGCCATTAAGGACGTTGTAATCAGAAACGGCGATACGTTGCCAAATGATTATATTAAAACGTGTGGCATTTTGCCCATCAAGATTACTGGTAAAACAATTAAGTTTCTCGATACCAGTGCCAAAGACTACACTATGAAGTATTTTTATAAAGCTCCCAATATTACAGGGGCCGAGAACGAAGAGATGCCTTACGACGACACAGTAACAAACAACGTCATTGTAACTTTGACTGTGATTCTGCTTATGAATCAGCAAAGACTGAATGTATCTCAAGACCAAGGTTTGAACACTGCTTTGATGGATATTATAGAATCAGCATACAGTGCGAGAGCGTAGTTTAGGCGGTGAAGGATATGGCTGATAAAGAAAACAACAACGCGCTTGATGAGGCGCAGATAAAGCAAATATTGACCAATATCCCCAACAACGTCAGCGGTGACGGCAAGGTTTTTGTAGCTGCATTGAAAAACTATCTCGTTAAGTCTGGCTTGCTGACGAACAAAAAGATTGATGACAACACATCGAGTGCAGGCGAAAAGCCGGGCCACGTCAGCAGCGTACAGTTATTGGAGTTACATTCAATCAATGACGGCGTTCGTATCAACTCTATACAGGTGTCATGGGTAAAGACCACTGTAACCAACTACGCTAAAGCCGAGGTATGGTTTCGCACGGCTACGGATAAGGCGTGGGAGAAGGCTGGAGAGAGCAGCGGCACACAGTTTGTTTATAGCGGCGCTACAACAGGCTTGACGTACTATATCAAGGTAGTAGCGGTAAACACCAAGGGCAACACAGCCGACTTTGACACAGCTCCGCAAGCCAGCATTAAAATCCAAGGTAGTCAATATATCCCGAATCCGCCGACACAGTTTGTACTGACATGGGACGAGAAAGGCCCGCTGTGGAAGTGGCTGTTTGAACCTAACGAATACATAGACTTCTTTGAATTGAGGTTAGACCAAAACCCCGGCGTTTGGAGCGATAAACGGTTAGACAGCACACGAGAAACGTGGAGCAGAGCCAATCCCGGAGTCAGAAGCGGCACAGCTTATCTGTACATCCGAAATATATTCGGTGAATATAGCGAACCCGCAGTCCATGAGTTCAGCAAAGCATTACCGCAGAAGCCGACTGCCCCGCAGTTAACAAGCACTATCGACGGTGTGCGCATTAAAATGCAAGGCTTGCCGCTGGGCGCAACAGGCTACAAGATTCATATCAAGACTAAGGATAGTACAGAAACCGTTGAGGATGATTTCTACACCGTCAACAGCGAGTATATCTATTTCTTCTTCATCGGGCATATCACAGTCAAATACTGCTTTGTCGACCCGCTGGGTGACGGCGAATGGAGCGACACGAGCGAAGCAGACTGTAAAGCTGGCATTGATATAGGTCAAGTACCGACCATTGACTATACCAAGTTTGATAAGTTTACGCAGGATGCTATCGACAAGGCTAACAATCAGCCTAGCATCAACGATGCACTTAAAAAGCTGATTACTGATAATACCACGGCTATCAATGAGGCTAACAAGCTGATTGATGCTAATGCCAACGGCATACATCAGAACGCTGACAGCATTTCAAGCGTTATGACTAAAGTAAACGGCTTGAACGAGAAAGTAGACGGCATAGACGGCACAGTAAAAACACAGGGTACTGCTATAGTGCAGACTGCTAGTGATATTACGGCACTGGCCAAAAGAGTAACAGTCAACGAGGGTGTAATCAGCACTAATACTTCTTCTATCCAACAGAACGCAGACTCAATCACAAGCGTGGTTAAGCGCGTAGACAATGCAGAGGGTACTTTAAAAACCCACGGCACGGCTATTCAGCAGAACGCCAACAGCATATCTACAATCGCTATGGACGTTAAGGGCAACGCTTCTGCTATCGAGCAGAACGCCAAGAGTATTACTGCTATTGTAGAGGATGTAAAAGGCAACAAGGCATCTATCCAAACCAACGCTGATAACATTACTAGCATCGTTACAAAGGTTGATAAGCAAGGCTCAACGATTGATAAGCAAGGTTCAGCAATCGTACAGAACGCCAACAGTATTACAAGCGTAGTTACAGAGCTGAATAAGAAACCTGCCGACTGCAATTACTCGTCTATCAACCAACTGCAAGATGATATTCTGCTTTGCGTCAAGAAAGACGGCGTTATCAATGCTATCAACGTATCTACCGAAGGCATTGTAATCGACGGCAAAAAGGTGCATATCACAGGCGATACAGTGTTTGACAACAATGTTATCGTAGGCGGCATGATAGCCGCTGACAGTATCGCATTAGAGCATTTAAGGGCTAACTCCGTATCATCTGCAAAGATACAGGCTAACGCTATCACATCGACTAAAATCGGGGCAGGAGCGGTGACAGCCGACAAAATCGAAGCAGGAGCTATTACCGCAGAGAAACTTGCCGCTGACAGCGTAACTTCTGACGCTATACAGGCAGGAAGCGTTATCGGTGACAAGATAGCGGCGAACACGATAACAGGCAAACACTTTGCAGCAGCCAACATCGACTTAACAGGAGCTTTGACGATTACAGGCGGTAACGTCAAACTGAGCCAAGAGGGATTGAGATTAAGCAGTAACGACGGCTCGTTTACCTTGTTTAATCAAGAGGGCATTAACTATATTGATGCTCACGGCATTACATATGCGCAGGTTAAAAAGATGATTATCGGCAAGGCTTATGATGGGCAGTACAT